CTGTAACAGGATGTGTATAATAATCAACCACTGGTCCCATACCTTCCAAGCCGAGTTGATTTTGAATTAAAATTGTGATTTCATTTTTTGTTGTGAAATCTGTAGATATTGCAAATAGCCTGAGTAAATACCCATTTTTGCTGGCAGGTAGATCATTGACATTGTAACCAATACTTACAGAACCTTCGCCAGCAGGTATCACTATACCTTTTTTATATCGGTAACTGTCAGAAACATTGGCTATTCCCATCGAACCGGTAATAGTATGACTTCCTACACCATACCAATTATCAAACCCACTTTGAACGTTTCCATTCGTCAAAAGAGAAACTTGATCAGGATACGAATCATAATAATACACTTTTCTTTTATAGCACGCATTTGATCTTGGGTCTTTAATAACGGTATATACTTTACTGTCATCAAGAGCACCTGATGGTGAAAATCCTAAATATGCATCTAACACTTGAATACTACCGGTATCATTTACTTTAGGTTGAATATCAACATCACATATGTTTGTTAAACTACCAGTGTAATAAACATATCTATAATCAACATCTTCCACTAATTGAACAGATCCTGTGTTATACTTGTATGTAATACCAGCATCTGGTTCATGATCAATATCTGCATCATATACCGGATATTTACCACTCTGTGATACTGGATACGGAATAGTATCTGAATATTGCGGGTTTGTTACTGTTGGCCTTTTACTTAATTTAACTTTTGATCGATGTAATAAATCGGGCTCAATTAAAATACCCGCAATTAAATCTGCTCGGCCTGGTACTAATTGTTTTATTTGTTCAAAGAAAGTATAATCATACAGACTTAAGATTCGTATAAATGCATTAATATCATTTCGTGACTGATATTTTTGATAATACTCATTACTTCGATTTTTTAATGTATTGTATTCAGAGTTAAATTCTTCTTCCGGATCGCCTACCCAATTATGCAAATTCGCATAACCCATATGATTAATAATCTCACGATTTATTTGATCAGTTTGTGAAAAAACAATAGCGAGTCTTGAACTATCTGTCGGTTTGTCATCATACTGCGATGTTTCACCTCGTGCACTTGGCGATAAATCAAATTTCAATGAATTATCTTCCAATCGTATTTTTTCTGATCTGAACGTATTACCAACAGTTTTCGGTGCTACGGCATAATACGTTTCATTCACAACTGTATATTGCGATTCTTGATCTCCTACAAAACCAGAAAATGAAACTGCTGTTGGTAGAATACCTGTTTGGTTAGGATGACTTGACGATTGCGTAACTGAATTGTTTGTGCTGTGGTTCCATCGTTGATTATCTAACCCAAACGGATGATATCGATACAAAGAATAGAACGACCCAGATAGCGAGTTTACATGATACGCAGCTGGATTTTTTACGTGTTGATTAAACGTGGTGTTATTATATGTTGTATAATATTCTTTATATGCTTGAACTTGCCCAGAAAATCTGTAAACGTCAGTTCCGGAGCCGCTTAGTGTATAACCTGCACTTGAGCTTGCGTTTAACTCAGACAGCACTGATGCTGGTGAACCTCCTAAATATGCAACGTTATAAGTCGTATTATGATTATTTGTCGCTGCTAAGCTTGAAGAAAAATTAATTACACCGTAAGAACAATCCAAAGATTGTGCGATATCAACATACCACTGACCCGTTGTTGGGTCAGAATCCCAACTCTTATACAAACGAACAGTCCACAAATCATCATTAAATAGTGGCAAGTATTCAGAATATTCAATTTGACTTGAGCCGGTAGTATTTGTAAAGTTTTCGATCATCAGTTTTCCATATTCAGTAGATCCAGAAATGCTTGCTGATGATTCTAGGGCTACTGATGATACTAATGATAGTGCAATTACAGGTGAATTATCTGTCCTTGCTATTGTGAATAAATTCCTTGGATTAGTTGATCCGGTGGTATTTGTAGAAAAACGAAACTCATATGTATCCGGGTATCGATTGTATGTTGTTGAACCTGTTGTTGCATTGCACCATTTTCCATCGCCAAATCCATAAGTAGCTACATCGTTTAAAGTCTGTGGGATTTCTACATATGAGCTTGTTTCTGTATTTAATTTATACCCAAATCGATCTTCGATAAATACTGGCATATCTACATCTTCTATACCAGGACCACCATATTCCTTTATTGATAATAAAGTATTTGGTATTCCATATATTGATAATAGTGCCTTTACTGATCTTGAGGTTCCTTTAGTTTTTAGCAAGTATGGTAAGTTATTTACAATTCGTTTCCAAACCTGTTGTGTTTGCTCCTCATGAGATATTACTCGCATATTAGAGCTTGTTTGGAAACTACCCGACTGATCTGTTCCTAATTTATATTTCCAAAGATTGGATAATGATCTCGTGTTTTGTAAATCCCAACCAAAACTCTTTGCAATTTCAAATAACAACTCTTTTGGTGCACCTCGTTCCGGATGTTCATCTTTATCATGGATTGATGTTAGAGCATCGATATATGAATACATATTATCAAAATGCTCCCCGATCATGTTTACAAAAGTAACATAATCACTGTTATTTGAATCCATTAATATATGCTCTGGAATTGTCCACCACAAACTATTGTAATTACGAGCATCATAAAAAGAAGCTGTTGCAAGGTTGTTTGAATACCATGTTTCAGCAATAGAAGATGTGTATGAATGTAGGATATATTTATCACCTGACTCGTATTTAGGCCATGGTGTTAATGAACCTGATATGTCGTGTGTGAATAATGAACCAGACTGTTGATAATATAACCATCTTTCAAATGGATCAAAGTTGGATACTAATTTATCAATTCTATTTTGAATTGTAGTAATTGCTGCTTCTGTTGTATTTGCTAATGATTGTGTCGTGGTTGAATTAAGAGTCTTCTTATCTGCGTTGTAGCTTTCAATTAATTGTATTTTGTATTTGAAATTTTCCAATCGATTTTCAGCACGGCTATAGAAAACAAAATTATTGTAATCCGTATAATCTATGTTAAGAGTAACATTGGAAGATCCTGTAATGACACTATCAAGAATTCTTTGAGTGGTTGGCAAATCCGCATCTAATAAATCATTCCAACTTTTATAAACAGTTTCTTGCGATTTCCAATCATCAACATCAATATCAAATCTTGGACCTCTAATTGTATATTGATCCGGTATTAGTTTCTTACCAGCATCTAATAAAACAGTATCAGTATAAGAATCAATAACTTGAATACCAAACCACGCATCAGAAAAATCTGGTATTTCTTCAGATATTGGATTATATGTCTTTATATAAAATACGTTCTGATCTAATTCATCAAACCTGACGTTTAGGACTTTATATATTTCATTTTCACCGAAATTTACAATGAAATTATTCAACATATCGATTGGTGATAGCGAGAATAAAAATTCTCTAAATTGTTGCAATGCTACACCAAATGTCTCCGGATTTGAAATTGTAAATTTTATCTCGTTTCGTTCTGGAGAAACCTCTTGTATAAATGCCGGTTTTAATTCACCCTTTCGCGCAGATCCAAAGACAGGAGATATAATATTAGTAACAATTTTATAACTCCCTTTCTCTATACCTAATACTGCAAAAACTTCTCGGGCATCTATTAAAATGCTATTTGAATCGATATCACGCAACAATGTTGCATCATATGTTGATCCTATATAATCGCCGTTAAATGTATAAACATGAACTTCGGTAAATAAAGATCCGTCTTCCACCGTGGGTATTTGTGCAGCATACTGCTCATACCCCATATTCTCTAAATCATCATTCTTGTAAACCACACCGTATTGTGGTGTATTGGTAGACTTGATAGTTTCGACGTTTATATATCTTTCTAAACTCATATCTTAACTTAGATCCCGCACCAGATCAAATAATTCATCTATTTGATCTTGTACATTGTCATAAAAATCATTTATCTGCTCTGTTTGTTGTTCCTGTTGCGATCTTGCGGCATCTGCCAATACTGTTGCTTGTGCAATCGAACCTTCTGCTGCTGTTTGGAATGCTTCTGCTTGTGCTAACGCAGCTGCTGCGGCTGCTCGTTCTTGTTCCACTTCATTATTTAATGCATTGAATGTTTGATCTACTGACGCTTGGAATGAATCCATGGCTCCACACGCTGCACCTACTGTATCAGATAATTGTGAAAATGATTCACCGAATGGTGTTATAGCCATTTCTTCAGTAAATTCCGAAGATCTATCAGCGCTAACAGTTCCGCCACCAGCACCACCACCTCCTCCGGCACCGCCACCTGATCCTCCAGAACCACCGCCTGAACCACCTCCGCTGCCACCTGAACCACCTCCGCTTCCACCAGTGCCACCTGAACCACCACCGCTACCACCACTACCACCACTACCACCGCCGCTTCCACCAGTGCCACCTGAACCACCAGAACCGCCTGAACCACCGCCTGAACCACCGCCTGAACCACCTCCTCCGGCACCGCCTGGTGGTGGTGTCATTATATTATTCTGAACACTTGGGGGAATTGGAATAGACGGTTCATTTCCTAATTGTATTTCAGCTGCCACTTTTTCTGCATCCGTCGGTGTGAACCCACCATTAATGAGTATATTAGTGTTTGATTGTCTAATTAAATCTGCATATTGTGATGGCTCAATTACTCTAATTGATTCGTAAATTTGCCCTTTTTCTGCTAATAATACCTGTACTGTTTTAAAGTTAGGAATTTGTGTGGTAATACCATTTATAATAGTGTGGTATGTGTAATTTTCTGGTTTCTGTACACCTTGACCAACAACTCGAAAGATTGTCCCGTCATCAAAAACAAACGGATCACCTAAAACAGATATTGACTCTCGTGGGCTGAAATATTCGAAATTCCTATTGACTTTATATATAAAATTTGCATCATTTAAAAACACTTTCAACGGTAATAGATTTATAAAAGACTTTGATTCTTTTATTGGTATTATTGCGGTTTGACTAAAATTCCGCTGAGAAATTTTGCTTGCAATTGGATGTTTTGCAATCATTTCAGCCTTAGTTTCTTTTGTAATAGATTCACTATCGCCCGGAAATCCATTCAAAATAAACCGCATTTGCCCTGCTTCAGGTGAACCAGGTACTGCATATTTAATTGGTGCAAAAATTGTGTTTATACTTTTCATCGCTCAACTTTAAAATTAATACCGCTGTCAATAATTTCTGTTCCATTATCATCCACTACTTTTATCAGCACTTTATAATAACGAACTGGTAAAAAGTTCGCTAAATCTAACGTTATAAAATGCCCATCATCATCCAAATCTATCTTAGTTCCGACCGTATTATATGGAACTATTGAAGTACCTGTTACATAATCCACAACTGAATAGTATGTCGTTTCTGGAAATCGTAATGGTGTAATATTTCTAACTGACCGACTATAAGATTTAGTTGGATATTTTTCACGAACACCCAACCGCAATTTTATATTTTCTCCAACTCGATAAAACGATTTCAAGTTTTTACAATACACCGTATAATTGTTATCTACAAAACTCGCTGTTGAAAAAGAGCCAGTATAACCTGAGTGGTTATCCCAAAATATTTCCAACCTTGGTATGTAAATTGTGTGTGTATCTTTACCGAAAAATTTCAAACTACCATACACATTTGAATCACCCTCACTACCAGAAGAATGCTTTAATATAAAACCATTATTAGTAATTGATCCGCTTACCCATTCTTGAACAATTGGTGTTACATTCATCCTAATATCTGGGCTTTGGAACGAGAATGATTGCGATGCTACATAATTTGAGTTCCAACTTCCACCACCCGATACAGATGTATATTCAACAACATAAGAAGCGGAATTCCATTGATCTGCAGCATCTTTTGATGACTTATATGCCCAAGAAACGCCATTTGTTACTTCAGGCCTATCATTATAATAACCGTTACCATTTACCCAGCTTTCTGCTATTGGATGTGCATATAACGTATATTCATTTGCAACAGCAACTGAATCAATTGAATACAAATTTAAATAATATTGAGCAGAACCGGTATCGATTGTTTGTGAAGTAACACCACTTAAATCAAAATCAAGTAATATTCTTGAATTATATGTAGAGCCCCATTCGGCATATAAATCAGACTCATCATCCCGGGTTTGACCTTCTGCAAACTTAGTTATTTCAATAATCTGATCCGCTCCTGTGTTTCTATACTGAGCTTTTTCATATATTGTTGCATCACGCTTTGGATAAAGTATTTTATACATTCATAGCCTCCAAGCAATTAAAAGCTTCACGAAAATGAACTAATGCTTCGTTAAACTTTTTTTCATTATCTATATTTTGATCATTTTTTACAATAACTGAGATATTTTGTATAATTTCGTCGATTTCTTCGATATAGTTATTCAGATCGTCTTGTGATGACTCTGGTTCGTAGAAATTTTCTAAAATATCTCTTAATCTTTTATTTTGTTTCATCATTTTACTTCAAATTTAAATTCATTACAGGTCAATCACCCTCCCTTTAATATCTTCGCGAGGATATTTAACTTCAAATACTGATGGATCGAGTGATGGATATATTATATTATTCCGTGTGGCATCTTCAATTGAATATACATTTCCGGAATAACCGAGCGTAGTATCTGATAAATTCGTTACTTTAAAATTATCAATTGTTTGCACGCCATCAATCTTATCTAATTCAATAACAATATCTGTTATTTGGATTGGTGCGTTTATTTGCATATTATCATTATTAAATAATTCAATCAATCGATTATTACACTTCAATAAAACCTCATACGAATTGAAATTCGGGCGTGTAATTATATCATATTCTATGCCAATATTAATGATGAATGGATCCTTTATATTGATAGCATCAGTCATTAATCGATATTGACTTAGATAATTTCTTAAGTTTTCTTTAATTGCATCATTAGCAAATGTAAATTGACCAGCCGCGTTTTTTGTTAATATATACAAATTTAATGCATATGGGTTTGGTATAGTCTCTTGCGAATTCCATCTCGATGTTTGAAAATCCTGCTCGATATATGCTGCTGCTATAGAACCATATTTATCTGGCATAGTGAAGCAACGCAATATATAATCTTCACGAGTTACAGATCTGTTTTGAGCAGCAAAATTTGCCATTGCTTCTTCACGAATTACATCGATATCTTTTCTATTCATACCACCATATGCCGGATGTGGATTATTTGCAGTTACAGAATTCTGTATTTCCGTCAATACGACTTGGTCTACGCCTGCTAATTGAGATCTAAAATTGATTGTATCAATTGTATTTAATGTATTTGCTTTTACGTTTCCATCAAGGCCATTCGATACTGCATATTTTACGGTCAATGTAGTGTCGTTTGGTGCTAATCCATATGTCTTTGTATAAAGAAAATTTGTAGGATCAATACCAACATCTTCTGCTCTTGCAAAGTAATCCAAACCTAAACCAACATTCATAGGATTTGGTATAATTTCCTCATCAGCTTCACTATTTAATCCTGCTCCAAATTGTATTTCCAAAAAATCATCATTTCTCCGCCTTGTTATAAATCGTTTCTCTGTTTGTTTATAACATAGCATATACGGTACTGTTGAAGCATATTGTGTATAATTTCGATTATTGAATTCTGTATTTCTGATCGATATTGGCACCAAATCTTGAGCTAAATATGGAACCTCATACCATATATTATTATCAGAGTCTGTAATTGATACAACTTCGGAAATATTTGAATTGCGTAAAACAATCTTGTCATATTTTTTTGCATCCGTAAAATCGTATGTTTCAGTAAATAGCTCACCCTCAACACCCTTTACACATTTTTTCAACAAATAATATTCTATAGAACCGTCCTCAAGAACACTATATACAGAAACGTCAGTTTTATCGTAACTGCTACTAAATCGAAAATTTACTGCATCAATTGTTCTAAACGATACACCATCTTCATTAGATACAATCATTTCCGGTTCGATTTCTAAAGCGTAATCCCAATTTGGTTTTGTATTTGTGCCGGTACCTGTTGATGGAATTAGCTGCATTATATCAAACTCAACTTGTGCTGGCACTAATGTTTTTGGTTTATACCCTAATCCTTGTGATAAATTATACAAATTTTTTCTTTCTTGTACTGTATACAAAAATGATTCTTGTAATTGCACATCTGCATAGAAATTTAGTACATCACCTACATACGCTGCCATTTCGATCATATGCATACCAGGAGATGTTTCATTAAAATCACTGTACGTATTGGGAAAATAATTTTTCGTATGGTTAATTAGCGAATTACGAAGATCGCCAAAATCCTTTGAAGTATATTTTATATCACGTTTTATTTTATCGGTTAACGATCGTCTAGCCATTTAATACCTCGATATTTAAATTAAGTTCAGCATCTGTAAAGAAAGAGAGTTGAACATTTGCACCTGATTCAGATACTTTAAATGAAATTAATATGTTTAATGCGTTTGCATCATCTTCATTTTCAGTAACTTGGACATTTAGGAGTTGGATATATGGTAACCAACGATTAATTTGATCTTCTATCCGATTTTTTAAATTTGTTATGCCAGATTTCGTAATCTGTTCGAATACATAATAATATAAACCAACTCCTAGATCTGGTTGCATTACTCGCTCTCCAGAACGAGTTAATATTAAATTAATTAAATTTGAAATTGCTTGTTCTTCAGTCGTTCTTGACTGGCTGAATGTAGATTGCGTTGACGTACTATTTAAAGGTAACTTTAGAGCCAAGTATCCGTCATCTTTTCCGGAATCACTTGGGTAGATTTTACCATCAATAAATACTTGTCGAGCCATTACATTATTCCATTCTTACTATTTGAAAAAATCCTGTCCGGTTTTGTTCATTTTATCAATAAAAGCTTTATTTCGATTTGGATCTAATATCTTTGACCATAAATCATCTTGACCTGTTTTTTCTACGTTATCTAGGATAGATTCTGCGTTAACTTTGGGTGAATTACCGGCATATGCCGTTTCATTAAGCTCATCTGGATGATATGGTTCAACATTTAGATCTGATAATGTTGAAAATAAACCTGCAGGTTTAAATGATTTTTGTTTACTTTGGTATTTTTCTGTTAAATTATCATCAGCGTTATTATGAGAACGATATTGATTTGATTGTTGGTTATTATTTGATTTTAATTCTCTGATCTCATTACGTAATGTTTGTATATCAGTTCGTAATGCCAATAAAGCCTCGAATAATACTTTCTTTTCTTGTGGTTTCATAACGTATCACTTTTTATATAAATATATGGTAATATAGATTTCTATTTTTATGCAGGTGTTTTAAACGTTTTTGGAAAATCTGCGGTTAGTATTTTTGTGACTTGACTTGAATTTGTTGCTGGGCCTGTTGGTCCCATTGCTGTTGTGTAGTTTGCTGATGCTGTGACTGTTTTATGAAACTCAGCGTATGATTTGTTTAACCAATCCATTAAATCATCAAGATCTACGGAATATTTATCACTTTGTAATAACACCTTTTTACCTGTAACTACTACTTGCTCTTTCCCAATAATAAAAGCTCGCTCTTCTTGTGCGTTTACAATCACTCTACCTGAATTGATTACGATTTGTGATGAATCAGACCAATTTGCCATTGCTCGGGTAGCGCTATGCTTATTGAAACCTGGTTTAAATTTTAATAATTTATGTGTAGATGTTAAATAGATGCTAGATTCATCTTTACCAATATCTTCAATATCATAACTATTTCCAGAAGAGGGTGTTTTTACTTTCAATATCATTAACGGATCATCAATACCTTTACCTTTCCAATATTGTACACCTTTTTGTTCATATACACCTTTACCAGGAGAATTAACTGTATCGTAATGCCGAGTAAATCTGATTGATTGTCCAAATCGCCCTTCCCATATATCATCACCCTCAAATGGTTGAAGTGGTTTTGTTTGCGATGGCTCCTTTTTTATAGTATACCCTAACTCCTCATAATCTGCCAATATTTTTGGCTTATTACCCTCTACTAAATTGGGTGAATATTCTTGATCGAATAATCTTGGAAAATTGTGCTGCGTAACATCATCAATTGAATTGACTGTTGAAAAATAATAATAGCGGGATTGTTTATTGCCTCTACTACTTTCTTCGGTATGTGGTGCTTGAAATACAATTACTTGCTCACCTATTAGCGGAATGCGTTTATTAAATACGCACGGAGCTGCATATCTTGCTTTTCTTCGCGTAAATATACCACCGGTTGCATTTAATTTTACGAGAATAGATCCATTAAATAATGCATCTCCATTCTCATCTTTTTCCCCACTTTTAAATGCCTTTTTTGTGTCTATAACTTCAGCAATTGTAAAATTCATATTAGCTGGTTTTCATTTTAATTACTTTATTTCCAGCATCCTTACTGTTTTCAATAATCTCTGCTATTTCACTCTCAGTTAAACCTACACTATCTGAATTAGATGTGGATGTTTGGTTTTGATTTGCTTTTATGACTCTTTGAATAATTGCAGCTAATTTAATTAATTGATCATCGTTTTTTACACCAACCTCCAAGTATGTTGCAACTAATGGTACAAGCATTGCTGCATCATCTGGATTTTTTATAAAAGCAGTCAATTTTGTTACAAGGGATGTAATTTGCTCAGATTTTTCTTCTGAGTTTATGTGTATTTGTTTCAGTAATTGATCAAACGTTTTGCCTTCATATATCTCAATTTCACTAAAATCAATCTTTTCCATAATAAAATTCCTATCATTTATTATAAATATTCACGCCCATCAATTATACCTTCTTTTTGATAAATTTCAAACATCGAGAAAAACATCTCTTTAAAAATTTTAACAACTTTTGTTATATGTTGAGTTTCTACGCCTGCACGTTCTCGTATAAGAACATATATTATTTTCTTATTGTAAATATCCAAATCATTACTTGACCGCATAATTTCAATTAATGAATCTGCAATTTTTTTATCTCGTGTTGAGTTAAACAAATATTCTAAATTTGTGTCTGCCCATGAACACCACAGTTTTAGAAAATCCTTTAATGATTCAGTGTAATTATCCCGGGAAATTTCGTTTGCAATATTTCGATCCGGGTCAACTAACGTTAAATCTGTAGTCTGCTGTTCTCTTTTATAGTTTTCTTTTACGAGTGCGAGTAGATAATTCTTGCAGACAATAGTAAAATAAGAATATGCTTTACCTTTGTCTTCCTGATATTTTGGCATCTTTTCAAGCAAAAAAGCAACTGCATCTATTTGTAAATCATGGAACGATGTGTCGTACCTATAATATTTTTTTGTATTAATTATGTTTTCCGCCAACTTCATAAAAGCAGGATATATTAGATCTGAAAACAATGCGTTCTTCTCAGCCAATTTATAATTTTCTTGCTTGTCCAATTCATTATAACGAATTATCGCAGCTTGCACTTCTTTACCAAAATACGGCTTTCTTTTTGTTTTACTCATTATTATCCAATTCGTCTGTGGTGTTTATTTTAGAATTTATATATTTTAAGTCATCAACTAAATCAGCAATGGTGTTTTTAATAGCTTTAAAAACAAAACCAACTTCATCATCCGATTCGAACCCACCTAACCTGTCGATTCGCTTTAATGACGTGTGTATTTTTACATATCTTTCAAGTAGTGATTTAATTACTCGTTCTATAGTATTAGTGGAGTCACTTATCATATCCTCCATTATAGAATTCTTCTTATTTAAATTAAAAATGATAAAAAGAAATACTAAATTAACAAAAATGCTCACTACTAATGAGATTAAAACAATCATATACTTTAATTATTTAGAGTTTCCAAATATATCATCGAATGCAGACACGAGTTTTTCACCCTCTTCTTTTTTCTTCTGCTTTTGTGTTTTTATTGGATCAGTTACAGTAGCAGATGGTTCAAATCTTGATGTCTCTAAGCGTTCACAATTTAATGAATTTGTCGATTTTACCCATCGCTCGAATTCAAAGCGGGTTGCTGCCATATCTGCTTGGTGTAATAATTGCGGCATATAATTTCGTTGTTTTGATTCTAAACTGCGACTAAAATAATATGCTTTATTGGCATCGTCATATACGCCATCGTGAATTCTAATTGCTAAATACTCATTCCAAGTACAAGAAATATTAAATGATTGTAATAGAAATAAAGATGCATCTTGAACTAATCTAAATGGTATATTGTTGTTTGGTTTATATATTTTCCCTAGCTTCTCTCTGTGCCAGCTCGAGTCATTAAAAACATATCCATCTTTTCCTTCCCCAACAAAACCAAGTTTCCCTAGATCGTGATTAAGGGCTGCAAACATAAGCTCTTCAATAGTGAAGCCAGAAACATCGATGCCAATTTCTTGAGCTTTTTTATATTCGATTAATGAAAAATCCATTACTCTTAATACATGATCAACATATCCACCAGGAATTGCATTATGATAATAATTTGTTCCAGAGGCGGGTGCAAACATTAATCGTTCTTCACCAAAAGCATCAAGCATTCGTAGAATGGCATCAGACCTTGTTGGAAATAATTTACTAATTCTGGCACGTAATTTTAAGTAATTCTCTTGAATTTGTTTTGCAGTTAAAGAAAATTCTGACATTTTTTTGTTTTTTATTTTAAAATAATTAATTTTTTCGAAATGTATGCATCTTTGTTTGTTGGAAGATCATCTGTTGGAGTATTGATGCTATTAAGAAAAGATACGAGTAATTCTTCCTGTCTCCTTCCGGCTGCATCCACTCCTGTATGAAATAGTGTATTTTTACTTACTAAAACCGGCACATTTAAATACAGTAAAGGTTGAAAATAAATTGGGAAATTTCCACGAACCATTATCGTTATCGAAATCGACTCATCTATACTTTTGATATTATGTAAATACTCAGCTAATGTAATATAATTCTGATATAATTGAATGCTATTCAGATCCCTTTCAATCATATACGAAATACAAAAATTTAATACAACTTCTGGATTTACTGATGATGATTTGCATGATAAAATATATTGACGCACTTGTGTCATTACTTTACCAACGCTAGGCGTTAGTAAATCATCAAAAGTCAATATCAACTGTTTCGGGTATTCAATTTTTTCAGAAGGCGCTTTTTTATTGATGCGATCTGGTATTTCTTCTCCATAAATATTTTTATCACTACTCATTTAGATATTCTTTGTATTAAATACAATATAGGGAATATTGTTAAGAATTCCAAACATTTTCTAAAATATTTTACTGGTCCTGTAGATATTCTTTAATTGCTTGACTTGACATATTTCGCATTTGACTTGGGGATAGAATCTTTTTTTTCTTTGGTGCTGGTTGTTCTTTCTTTATCACTTCTTCCGTAATAACATCACCGTCTGGTAACACTTGAACGACTTTTCGCAATCCCGTAATTTCATCTGTGTTATTATTTTTGTCATTATTATCCGTCTTCTGTTCGTTGGGTTCTTTTGCTTTGTTTTTTATTAATTGTTTCTCTGTTAGTTTTTTTGCTTTTTGAAACAATTGGTCTACGCTTAGTGATGTAGTATCAGATTTTACTTTTTTTTTACCAAATTCCGAATTGTGTAGTGCTTTTGAAAATGCAAAATTTGCAGCTAACACAAGCGCAATTGCTAACGGATCAAATACAAAAATTATAGTAAGTAATAAATAATTAACTACCATATCCATTGGAATATTAGTTACACTACTTACATATTTTAAAGGTCCTAATTCAGCAGCAGTGTCTGCAGAATTCAGCAATTCAATTTTTTTAATTTCATATTTTCCAATGGAATCTGTCGCGTTTTGTATTTTTTCACTAATCGCGTTTCTATTTTCTACAGCTTCTTTTAGTTGATTTTCTAAAGAGCGCCGCGCTGCTGCTGATGTTGTGGTAATCTTCTCCCCTGTTTCGCGATCTATATACTGTATTTGACCTGGTTTAGATAATCCCTCTCTTAATTCTGATATCGATGCAACTAATTGATTTTTTTCAATTTGATATTCTGATTTTTGATCTTCAAACACCTGTTTCCTTGTATCAACTAATTCAATTTGTCTGGTTGTTATTTTATCAGCGTTAGCAGTTTCTTGATATGCTGCACTTAGAAATCCGTAAATCCCAATGCTGGTTATGATTATTAAAATAGCTGTTGCTAATACAAGATAGAATTTTAAAAATCCATGCAATGTTTTCCAATAATGATGAAGAAGGGTTGCAGTGACAATTTTTGAAATTTCCAAGCTCGAAGCCATAATTATGACTTGTAATGAAGCCCCGGAAAATAATTTAGATAATCCAAATACTGAATAAAATGCTGCTGATCCACTAACTGAAATTGCTGTTAAGAGGATTATAGAGGGTAAGAAATACTTTTTCATAATTATACATATTTTCAACTCGTGATTTATCCGATCTCACTATGTAAGTTTTGAAAATTATAAAATAAGTAAATAATTAAATAATTAAGTGATAATAATTTAAATTTTTAAATAATAGTAATTTTATTTTTCAATTTCAATTAACTGTATAAATGAATTTAAATAATAAACTTTGTATCTGGATGTGAATTTATTCACTTCCGAAATAATTTTTATAAAGTTACCGAAAATTTTTGAGAAAGTCAAGGATTTTTTTCATTTTTTCATTTTTTTTGTAAATTATCTAATTATAATAATATTTATCAGGATATTATTTAATTATAATACTATTTATCAGAATATTATTTAATAATATACACAAAAAGAAAGAGTATAATAAAACATTATACTCTATATTCTTGAAAAAATACAATATGATTATAATATTAATATCGCATTTGTCCCATGCGATACTTTTTCCGAAGCGACGCCTCTGCAGATTGTGCTGTCTCTAGAATCCTTTGTAATTCTTTAAACGTAACATTGAATTTTTTATTACCGATGCAGAAAGCGCCGATCGGTTTAATCTCAGACTTTTTTTGGTAATCGTCAACTGTCAATTCTTCAGATAATTCAAAATCTATGCTACTAAACAATGCACCATATCGTCTAGTCCTCTTCTGGTCGTATCCATATCTATGATTTATTCCCATTTTTTTTGTTTTTATTTTAATAAAATTAATTTGAAAAATGATGTAGAATCTGTGCAATCAATTGCGTAAGGTACTCCTATCGCATTGATAATTTCTACGATTCTCGATCTTTTATAAAATATGTAATCTGATTCATTATTATTACTTGTTTCAGGTAATAACATAAAAACTGAGCCAACATTACAAATATTTAGAGATTTTCTAATCATCATTTCTAGATATTCGTATTGATCAGTTTGTATATTTCCATAATTCATAGTAATATTCGTATTATGGAATACCCAATCATATTTTGTAGTTTCATCATAGTTTTCATCAAACACTTCAGATTTTAACGCAAATTCAAAAAACTCTGAGTTACTTTCTTCTATAAGAAAATCGTATTTGTATTTCCCTACTTCTATCATTAATGGATTACTATCAATACCTGTATATTTAATCTTCTGGCAATTCATATCCATCAATAAATAACGGCCAAAATCCCCTCGCCCACATCCAACATCTAAAACAGTTGATGTAACATCAGGGTGCACAGTACCAACAATTGCAGAACTATATATCAAATTTTGCAAGTCTTCTGTTTCGTAACCAACTGTCAAACTATCAGTAATCATATAATCAGGAAATGCCTCTTCAGTACGAGTCTCTGAAACTGGAGTATCTTCTATACTATCAATAGTATTCGTTTCATTAAAAACTTCTTGAATTCTTTTCATTAAAAACTATTTACAATATATATGAAAAAATTAAAGGCTTTTTAGCATTTCAAGCATTTCTTTTTGTGGAAATATATCACTCTTATCCTTTCTTACGTTTGTGTGTGATAATAATCCCTTAACTTTACCAGAAACTGCATCTGTTTTGTAACCAAATGCATCTTTGTCATTTAAAATCCACTCTTTCAAGCCAATTTCTAAATCGATGTCAAATCGCTTAGATAAATGCTTCAATAAAAAATATGTGGAATTAATTTGTGCGTTACTATATTTATGCCAATAACGATATCCTCGAAAATCATAACCTAAATCAACAATTTGATCGTCATCAGCTCGAGTACCAACATATGTATAAAATGCGCCGTTTTTTTCCTGTAACCAACCGAAGTTACATATTTCTATACCAATTGAATGTTGGTGCATATATGAATCAATACCGTGTTTTGTTTTGCCACCTAAATGAAATGCAAAATACTCATCAGGAATACATTTTAAAACTATACCATCATATTCAGAATCGCCATTATTAATTTTTTGTCCTCCAATTACAAAATGGGTGCCAATTCGCCCCCTATTATCAGCATTCCAATAATCAATCGTTGAATATGGATTATTTCCACCAGCAGTATGATGCAAAAATATATAATCCTTTTCACGCTTTTCACCATACGTAACAACATATTCATCTGAGTCAAGCATATGTTCTTGAATTTCAAAATCACCCTCACACAAATCAGTAGTACAATCAAAATCATCAATTTCATTATATAAAGACGATTCTACTGAGCTACCATACCGATTCATTATTTTTGTATATGTGTCAAGATTTAAATCAGAATTACTTCCATTACCTAACGTCAAATTAAAATTACGTACGGCTGATTTTGTAATGCTGTCATATACACCTGTTTCAGGTACACCTAAACAACTTTGTAGATTTTTTATTAAACTTGCATCAAATGTAAATTCTTGTAATGGCATCATAACCTTTTATAATATTTATAAACCAAATTCCATTTCCGGAAACTCAAGGAAATTCAATCAACTCAATATCACGAAATGCATCGCCAGGTGATGGCACGGGCGGAAAGTTAGGAGTTACAGGTGACGGTGGTAGTGGTGGTGCCGGAAAGTTAGGCGGCGGTGGTACGGAACTTATAGGAACGGCAGGCATCCCTGCAGGCAAACTTGGTGGTGTAATAGGTGGTGCAGTAGGATATTGAACTTCCGGTGGAAATGGTGCGTATTGTGAAGGTAATGGCGGTAATGGTGGAACAGCACCAGATAATAAGTCCCCAGTTGATATAGGTGGAACTGGTGGCAATCCAGTCGGTAACGGTGGTAGTGGTGGTAGCGGTGCAGGAGGCATTCCAGGTACTATTCCAGCAACAGGGCAAGGTGAAAGAAATACGCCAAGCCACGGAAAAGAAATACCAGGAAAGAAATTTGTAAATATGCCAGTTAGTGACTGAAAATGTGCAGCTAAAACACTGGATAACATATTTAACCAAAGATTATAGTCTAGATTTTCTGGAATTGGTGGACCTTGTAATATCCCAGGAAACGTTACAGCAACAATACCAATCGGTCCTACAAATATCTGACCTGTCCAATATTGTATAATTAATGGATTTAATTGTTGCCAAAAATTCAGTTTATTAAATCCTGTTTGGCGATTTGTATTAAATATCTGCTGTAACCCAGCTAATAATGCAGGAGTCCGAGCAGGAGCTTGAACTGCTGTACCTCCTCCTGACATTTTCTCAAAATGCCGCAATACACAATTTGTATACGCTTGTGCAATTACTCGAGCTTGTTTAGAAGGATCTGTATGTGGTGGCACTAATTGTGACAATATCTCTTGCCGCATTAGTGGAAAACTCATAGTTAATTAGCAACTATTTTAGTTTCTAAAGAACTCTCAACAGATAAATGAACACTATCATTCTGGCCTTCGCCGATTACTGATCTGTTTTCCAATATTGAGTTTTTAACTACCGCATCATTATGCACTTGTGATGTATTTAGTAAAATAGTATTACTGATATTTGAATTATCACGCGCTATTGTGCCATCTTTCATAATACAATTCTCAACTGAAGCTTGACCAAAACACATAGCTGAATTATCCAAAACAGATTTGTCGATACACGCCTTACCTTTAACTTCAGATAATCCACCGACTATAGAATTGGAAATTGTACAATCTTCATGTATTTTAGAGTAACCACTAATTTTAGACGATGATATTACAGAATTCCCAAATACAATAACATTATCAGAAACGATACTATTATTTAATATCTTAGCATTGTCAAAAATGCGCGATCTATTATCAACCCAAACAACATTATCTGGATCTAAATTTTCTAAAGATTCAACATATCCACCAATTGTATGAATTGGAATTGATATTGGCGCCGCTTCACAATTTCCTGATGCTATTTCTTCATATTTAGATATTTCACTGCGAATTTTTCGAGTCTTGTATTGAATTGAAACTATATCCGCATCATACTTGCGAATTTCTGTTTCTAATGCCAAAATCTCATTTTTATCATTTTTATCTTTTGCACGATCTAATGCAGCTTTTTTATTATTTAGTAATTCAGCCAATTCCATTTTTTCTGATTCGTAATCACTTAATAATTTAGTATTGAGTTCAATATACGATTCCGCAACAGACGATTCATCTAATCCAGGATTTTTCTCTGGATGTATTTGGAAGCTTTTTAATGCAATCACTCGATATAATTGCCTTTCTTTGTTTGTTTTCGGGTGCCTAATTAAAATTCTGTCGTTTTTTAAGAGACCAATATAACCGTTATTTTCCATCATGTATTTTTATATAAATATAATTTTAGAATCAATTTTTGTAAACTACTAACCCACCTATTAAACGAGGTTCTTAATATTCCTTTAAAAACTTTTTAAATGTATAACTATGCGATAGTTTATCCTATTCCAAACGTATTTTTAACTGTTCTGAATATAGATGCAGATTCTACACCTTTAACAGATGTTTTTAAACCCTTCAACATACCTTTACCCCAGTCCGAACCCTTAACTGCAGATATAGTTTCTGATCCTCCTTGCATTGCCATTGCTAATATAATAAACCCGTATATTGCTTCAGTTATTGCATCAATGTATTTTGCCGATTCTCCCTTTAAAAATAGTGCTAATACCTTTTTAATCGGGGCTTGAAACGCTTTTTCATTTTTATGAGACCAGTCATATATCTGCTTAGCAACATTACCTGTTTTATCCCATTCGTATTTATCCGCCACCTTTTTTGCAATTTTGGAAACCATATTAGCAACCGCATTTGATAAAAGCACATATCCTAAAACCCCAACAACACTTAATGCTTCATCTAAATTACTCTCCTGGTCTTCTAATTCATCGGCAATCTCATCAGCAATATCATTAGCCAAGCCAGATTCCACATCAAAATCAGGCAACTCTTCTTCATTCATATATTCAACAAAAATTTTTTTAATTTTCATAATATACCTCTTTCATGGTAACAGTATTGCATATTAATATATATTATTCTTAAATACCATTCAATAATTTCAAGACCTCTTGCACTGCTTCATGTCTATGATTTTGTGTTAATTCTGTAACAAACACATATTTTGAATTTTTGATGCGTGCGATGTCTTCTGTTGCTGAATATATCCGGTCTTTAAGGTCGATCTGTTCAGTATCCCCGCAAAATATCATGATACTATTTTTTCCTATTCTACCAACTGCCATTTGTAACTGTGATCTGGTGAGATTTTGGTATTCATCAACAATTACAACTGCGTCATCAAATGTTCGTCCGCGAAAATGTGAAAGTGAAATCATTTCGATTTGTTCATTATCGTACATCGATATTATTTTTTTAGAATCGTATAGCTTCAGCATATTACTCTTCAACGGAACCATCCAAGGTTCCAATTTTTCTTTTAATGAACCTGGCAAGAAACCGTTATCTTCAGTACCAACTGTAGGTCTGGTTATGATTATTTGATTTTTTTCCCGCTTAAATACTAAATCTAATGCTATTTGTACAGATAATAATGTTTTACCTGTTCCAGCAGCACCATGAATGAAACTAAACGCATGATTTAAAATTTCTGCCTTTGCTATTTTTTGCTCTTCATTAAGTGACAGTTTATAATTAATCTGCCCCTTTCGCTGTTTTTTCACACCGGTGTGATTGTTCTCACTCATTAATTTCCCTTGTTATTCTATGGAACGTCTTCCCTTGTTAATAAATATCTAGGAGATCTGAAATTACGGGTTGAAAATTATATAGATTAGCCACACAAAGGCAATAAAATTAATACATAGAATAAGATAGTATATTGTAAATGCAGTGATTAATATAGATTTGAGAACCTTAAAATACAGTTTAGGATTGAAACCACCACTTTTTTTGCTAGAATGGATTAATGTAAATTTGTATAGATTGCGGAACATTTGCGCGTTTCTTCAATTTTACATTCAACAAGAATACAACCAGTCCCAGATAATAGATCAACACTAACCTCTTCTACTAAATATTCAGCCATATTTTCAGCTGTTGGGTTAAATGGAACTACAACAATATCGTCAGGTACTAACTTTTTTAAATCAGCACATAATGGGTCGTTTTCCCAAATAAGCATTTTATGATCCCAATTATCTTCAAGCCACATACATAACTTCGATTTAATGACTGAAAAATCAAGAACTCGGCCAACACCATCTAATTTTGGTGCACCAACTTTAAAATGTGTTCGGTAGTTGTGTCCATGCAAATGAGCACATTTGTTTTCATGACCAGCTACTCTATGGCCTGCACTGAAATCGTGATATCGTTCGGCAAACGTCATACCTTTCATAATAAATTTATTTTTTTATAAGTATAGGGAAAATTTTTGGGAATTCCAAATTTTTTAATAATTATTTTTTATTAATTCATTTCCGGTGGAATGTCATATTCCTCTTTTTTAAATGATGTATATGAATCAACAAGGGCGTATCTTGCATAAGTTCGTTGGCCGTTTGGAAGTTCTCTTACAATTTCTAAATCCTCAGGAATACCTGGAGTTACATCTTCACCCAAATCAGAAACCCACAACGCTGAAAAAATATCAGCTTCAAAAATATCAACATCTGGACAATCAGATATAAATAACGGAAAATGTACACATCCTTCAAGAATGTTTGATACCTGCTCGTCACTAAAAACTTTTTTATTTTTATTACTCATATCTGCCCTCTTTATTAACTTCGTTGTTAATAAATATCCAGAAATGGTATTATTTTCAATCTATCATTTGCGTAATTTTTGTAATGATTCACATATACATTTTCCAATATCTCTTTACAATATGCAGATTTCCTAAATTGGCTTGAAAGTAAATTTCGAAGTCGCTTATTGTATCTTTCAGTTTTTTCTTTCAACTCCTGTTTACCAATCTGAAAGTATTGAGCACTCTCTGGGTATTGTGTTAGAACCAATAATCCATTTTTAACAAAACCCACAGTATCTCCGGCGTAATTAACACATTTAAATCCTATCTTCATTTTGATAATTCTTCGATCTTTTTCTCGTACCATAACGCCTTTTCAATATCATCATGAATTGAATTTCCTGGTTTCTTACCGGCGCGCATTCTATATTTAAATGCGTTTATTTTACAATATATAATAAATTGTTCAGGCCCCCAAATACGAATCATCTGTTCCCAAACTTCAACATCTGATTGATAATGTGCCGGACGAATTATATCGGTTTGGTTTTTGGTATCTGCGTTGTTTTTTTTCATACATTATTTTCTATCAAGACTTCTCAAATCGTCTCTGGTCTCTTTTTCTTTATTGTTATTGATAGTTGTTCCGGACAGTATTAAAAACACCGCTAAAATAAAAGATGATATTGCAAAAAACAATTCTGACAATGGATCATGGAATTCGATAATTTGACATATATTACCTGTGGCGGTGGTGTAAAATATAACAAGTAGTAAAACTGCGAATATAACATTTAGGATATTTATCATAATTCTTTTTTAATTTTCTAAAATCATTTTCAAAATCTGCAATTCAGATTCTTGACTCTTCATCTCATTGATAATATTCTCGGAAAGAGCATCAATGAATTCAGCTGTCGGCAAATAATGTGGTTGTATATTTTGGAAATCTTCCAATATTTGCTTGAATCTCGCACAGTTTTCAGAATACTGCTTTTCCAAAACCGCTTTATGGAAAATTGGAAATGTAATAGTATCCGATGTCGTGTTCATGTTATTTATCATTAGAAAAGTATATTAAAATGTTTGTTTAATTAAGCTGCTTCTTCGAGTTGGTACAACTTCTGAATCTCTCCCTCCAAACCTTCAACTAAGGTAGGTTCACTAATAACCAACTCATGTTCACAATACTCAAATCGTCCAGCGATTGAGTTTTGAGATTCCACCAAATTTTTGATGGCTTGAATGAGTTTATCCTCATCTGCATAAAATACCATATCCGCATCAACCGGCATCTTAAAGGTGTGTCCACCTTTGGGTTTCCAATGAGGAAGCCCATCCCCACAGGTGTTGAACCCATCAGGTCCAACATTATAATTTTCGTAATACTGACAATGTACTAATAAATTAGATTTCATAGTTTTAGGAATTTTAGTTATCCTTCCCTCTCTTTCTCTTACTTTACTAATATAGGGCATTTAGGTGGAAGATCCAAATCTAAAATGTTAAAATTTTGTTAAAATTCGGAAATATCTTTTAGAATTTCTTTGAGCGCCTTCTCTTCTTTAGCTTTTTTCCTCTTATGAGAATTAGATATTCTCTTTTTTAATCTCAAAATTCGAGCACATTGCTCATAATGCTCATGTTCTTCAAAGTTCTGTAAATTAACATTCAAAATATGATCGATTTCTGATTTTGATATTTGTATTCGAACAATTTGAGTAATATCAGATATTTCAATTCCGATTGTAAGGTCACTTTCTGTACATCTTGATAAACCTTTGCGTTGGGCTGATTCGATGGTAGTTATAATAATATCAGAAAAAATACAATCACGTGAACTTAGTAAATTACGAAATTCATCGACTGTGTCCAAGCAGATAATTGTTTTTGGTTCATTTGAACCTGGTTGCATTTCAATATATTCGTGTTTGTAATTCATTATCTAGTTGTAATATACGAAAAAAAATCTAGATAACCAAATATGATGTAAAATTATTTTACAATAGAGATTGCATTGTGATCTTGGTCATCTGTACAATCTTTATGATTTTTCAAAGAAGTGCACAATTTTTACATCGTATCCTCTATGTCGAAATTTCTTTTAAGTTCACGAAGTATCAAATTTAAATCACTATCGCTAAGTTGCCTGAGGGCTTCATCCAACGTTTTTTCAAATCCAACCATTTCACCAATTTCCATTATTTGATCAAATGCATCATTTGATGAGATTCTTTCTGTTAAATGACTTTTGTAAATATTTCGTAGATTCATAATTTTTTCCTGTATTAAATATCATCCAATCCATATACCTGCTTCATAGTTGCAGTAAAATCTTTCCATTTCTTAATTGGCACCTTTTTATAAGTATCCCTTATATAATCATACAATATATCATTAAAATCGACAGTATATTCAAAATCTATTAATTGGTTAGAATCTATTTTGTCATCTAAATAATCATCCAACCAATCTAATATAGAATCCCCACTTATCGAAACAACATCAGAATCACCCAATTCTTCTTTATAGAAGTTTTTATCGTGTATAATTAACACATCGATATCAGAATCATATAAATCATCGCTATTTTTTGGGGGATTATAAACATCCTCGATATAAAAATGCGTCCAATCACCGTTAATTGTATCTTCGTTTAAGTCAAATAATGACCGATTTTCAACTTCACTAAATATTTTTTTAATTTTCATAATATACCTCTATCATGTTAAACGTAGTGTATATTGATATATATCTTCAGGTGGTGTATATTTTTTAGATAATTGTTCTACAATCGATTTCCAAGCAATAATTTTTTGATCTTTTTTCGTAGGAGCACGTTTCTTTTGAATAAAATATATAAAATCAATTAAATCCTCGGGATTGTTTTTCCACCACTCAGATTCCCCATATTTTATTTTTATTCTATGCACTATTGGTGTATTTGCTTCTCTCTTACCCAAATAACAAGTATATATTTTTCACCTGATATTACTGGTTGTCCAGCATGTAGACTGTTTTCTAGTGGCTTTCCAGTTGCATCTAAATTTCTCCAAAACACTGATTTACCTGTCTGCGGAGTTACTGTTTTGCCAATATTTGGAAATGCTGTTTCTCCGCCTACACAATCTTCGTTTAAATAAATTAAAAACGTAGAAGTTCTATTACCCCATTCATTGAAATTGGCTTCCGAATACGAGTTACCCTGTTCCTCTGTGAACCAATCCCAATGCGGTTCATACTTACCACCCGGTCCATATTTTACAATGTGTATATATTCAAAATGTCGATAATCTAAACCTGACAATGATTTTAGGGCCTGGTTTATTTTCAACCGAATAGGATGTGTAAGTGGTAACTGATAATCCGATAACCAGGTGCCAGTAGCATCTCTTACATCTTCTTGTACCTTTTGATCAGCGACGACACCAGACGTTTTTAAAGTAGGCGATGCCAGTTCAATTAAATACTTGCATTCCTTAGCAGTGAGTGTCTGAGGAATAGTTATGAGATCGATATCATTGATTCTATTGATATTATTCATTTTAATTCCTTTTAAGTTAGTGAGGGTCTTCTACTTTCATTTCTTTTATGTTTTTATAGTCTCCAACTTATATTAAGAGTTTTATCTTCATCAATGCTTTGCTCATTACTACACCAATCACACCACAAATGGTCGTGCCTTTCTTCCATGTCAGGGCATCCACAGTTATTGCAGATTTCCGATAGCTTGTTTATCTCTTTCATTGTTTATTTCCCTACCTTTTTAAATAGTGATTCTGTCAATACCTCCCTGCATATATCAGCACACTCTTTAAGGGTTTCTTTTCGAGCAGCATCAGCAGCATTAGCAGCATTAGCAGCAAAAGCAGCAGCAAAAGCAGCAGCATCATAAGCATTAGCAGCATCATAAGCAGCATCATAAGCAGCATAAGCAGCAGCAGCATTAGCAGCATCATAAGCAGCATCATA